ATATAGTACACCTCAATAGACATAGCGGTGCGTTAGTTATACCACGCAATACATTTCATAGGTCAGTGTCAGGTGAGAAGGGATCAATAGTAATCAACCAAGCAACGAGGTACGATGGGTTTGATCCTAGAGCTGAGTTCTATCCAGTATCCACAGCAGAGTGCAGAGATTTATATAATATATTAAGGAATGTGGTTCCTGTAATTCATACAGTAGGTGAGTGAATACATAGTGTGAAGATATGAGAATTATGAAATGGTTGAAGGAGGAGTTTACGAAAACCCCTGGCTATATGAGGGTAAACCTTTTACTTCTGACGACATTGGCGATTTCTTCGGTTACGTCTACCTCATTACTAATAAGACAACAGGCAAGAAGTATATCGGTAGAAAATATTTCGTACAGAAACGTAAACCCAAAGGAGGAAAGCGTAGAGTTACAAGCGAGAGCGATTGGAAGAAGTATTATGGCAGCTCACCAGAGCTTAAAGATGCTATCAAACTTTATGGAAAGGAATCCTTTAGTAGAGAAATAATATCGTTACATAAAACTCTTGGTAAAGTTAATTACGAAGAGACAAGACAACTGTTTCTTAACAATGTCCTGACAGAAGCTCTTGACAATGGAGAACCAGCATACTATAATAGTAATGTATTAGGCAGATACTATAGAAAAGACTACTTTGATCAGTGAATATGTAAATTACCTGATCTCTCTAGGTACGGATAACATACCTCACAGAGAGTCTAATCTTCTTGCACATTCTATTGGTGTTTCCGAGATGTTATCATCTTATAATAGACCACTTGAAGAACAAGTAGCTGGTCTTTTTCATTCAATATATGGCACTGAATTTCAGATGTACAAAACTATTGTCACACGAGAAGAAGTTCAATCTATAATTGGAGAGAGACCTGAGTATATTGCTAATTTATTTTGCACACTAGAAGATAGAGTGCATACCATACTATATGGAAAGGGTATCAAAGACCCAGACAAAACAACTCTTAGGTGGTTGGAATATTGTAACATAAAAGATCAAGATCCCAGTGCCTCCATACTTAAAGAGTTTGAAATTGTCTTACATATATAATACACATAGAATTTTTAACAATGAATCAAATACCTAATGCCGAATTATTTTATCTAAAAAATAGTAGGTCTAAAGAACTCGTTAGGAAATCTACTGCTGAAATGTTTAAAGGTAGATCAGTTCTCGTTGTAGGAATTAACGGAGCCTTCACACCAACTGATGAAAAGATGGTGAAGGACTACGAAAAATTATTCTTACACTTTAAGGATACAACGATAATAGGTGATCCTAATGATGCAACTCATATAGATGACATCTATTTCCTTTGTATGAATGATGTATACGTTATGGATGCTTGGTGGAAGAAAATGAAGATTAAAAACTGTAAGTATCTTCCAGATGGAAACGGAGCTTTATCTTTAAGAATAAACAATCAAGGAGGCATTGCTGCAGGGCAAGGCGTGGTTGAAATGTACAATAAGGGTTTAGGTAAAAGGACATGGAGATATGTTTTACTAGTTGAAGATGGTTGTCAGATGACATTCGTAGAAGAGGAAGTTCCAGATGGAGCAGAAAATAGAAACAATCTAGATATTGATCCATACATCTTGACTCAACCAGAAGAAACATTGGCGTTCTTAAGAGCGAGACAACAAAAAGCTAAGATTGAAGAATTGAATAAATTAACAGAGGATCTATCCTTGCCATCATGAAAATAATAAGTCTGAAATATTTGGAGGAAAACTTTGATGAGGTAGTAGAACGAGCCCAATCTGGTGAGAGTTTCTTATTGGATACTCCAGATGGCCAGATTGCATTAGTCCCAGATAAGGATATTCTAAAACCAGTTATTGATTCTGGCCAGGCACAAGACATAGAACATATGTGGAATCATGATGATGGTGCTTGACATATAGGTATCTTGGATGTAGAATGTGGTTGTACATTTATTAGAACGATGTCTAGTTTTATCTCTAAGTTCAAAAAAAACCTAGATGCTCTAGAAAAAGCAGTAGATCAAGAGATTGCTCTTGATTATAAGTATCCAAAAATTTATAAAAAAGTTTTAAGATATTATAAAAGTGAAGGATACGAATTTAGTGAGGAAGATCCAGAACAGGAGTATACCTCTCTACTAAAATTAATAGCACAAGATTTGGAGTCTACAAAATGATTGAAGTACTACTACAGAATGAACCATACAGGTATATTAAGATGCCTGATCTATTAGAGAATGGTCAACCAGACTATCGTATCCAGAAATGGAACAACCACAATGGGTACAAAGATATGTACCTCTGTGACAACTATATGCAGTTTCAAACTGCGATAGATGACTTTGAGTATACAAAATGGTTAGACCCTGCTGGTGTACCGTGTTATGTCGGAGACAAATGAACCCTCTAATATAGAAAAGGCAAAAAACTTTTCTAAGACTGCTTATGATATCATTAAAGGTTTTGTAAGTAAGGGATACTTACTAGTTCCCGAAGAGGTAAAAAATGCGAGAATAGATATATGTAGAGAGTGTAATAGATTTGATGAGAGTCGCCATGTTTGTAGAGAGTGTGGTTGTTTCTTAGTAAACAAAGTTAAGTTTACTGCTTCTCGATGTCCCCTAAATTATTGGTAAAAAATGCGACAACCACAATTTGAAATTCACGATTTCATTGGTTACTTTCCCAACTCTATAGATCCAAACTTTTGTGACTTTCTATGCTCTTATATGGATAAAGCAGAACAAGTTCAAGGTAGAAGATATACACATGTCAAAGACAAACAGATTTGTCTTGATGCTTTCTCGCCAGGAGAAGCAAAAGATTTAATGAATGGTGTAAATGGATGTTTATATTATTATGTAAGTGAGTTTTCATATCTAACTAACTTCAATTATGTTAGTGCAGTTGTCTTAATGCAGAAGACAGCACCGACAGAAGGCTATCATATGTTTCATGCTGAGAATCTTAATTACAATAATAATATTAGAACTATGGCATGGATGGTATATTTGAATGATGTAGAAGAAGGTGGAGAAACAGAATTTTTATATCAGAAGAAAAAATTTAAACCTCAGAAAGGAGATGTACTGATATGGCCAGGTGGATTCACTCATTTACATAGAGGCAATCCTCCTATATCTGGTGACAAATATATTGCTACTGGTTGGTATCAAGGAAACATAGGACTCACTCAGGTTCAGACAGCAGGGTTGAATGATAAACAATACATGGAGAGTATGGAATCATAGATGTCTGACATTCATATATTGTTTCCTACGCCAGTATATCAAAGTAATTTTACTGAACCTCTAAAACCAATTATAGATTTTATTAATACGTTGGAATTTAAACAAGATTATAATGTATATGAAAAACCAAATGGCCAGACTACTGATGCAAGTCTAGATATATTATCTTCACCAGAACTATTATCTCTGGGAGATTGGATTACAAAAGAGGCATATAAGTTTATTAAAACTCTACAAATTGATTGTGCATTTCATACGTTAGTGAGAATTAATTCATGGGTTAATTTACAGAAGAAAGGAAACTATATACATGAACATAAACATAACAACACTCAATTTTCTGGAGTTTTCTATCCCAAAGTTCCACGAAATAGTGGCAACATATGCTTTGTATCATCTAATGATACATGGATAGACTTTCATACGGAACCAAAGGTAACTGGCTTTGATGATTTGAATAGTCGTCAGAAAACTTTTATACCAGAACAGGGTATGCTATTTTTGTTCCCTGCTCACCTTAAACATTATGTTACTACTTCCAAATCAAATGATGAACGTCTGAGTATATCATTTGACTATAACTTAAATCAATTACCATGAAACTTACACAAGAAATGATCGACAAGATCCAAGAGTTGATGAACCATACTAAGAAAGATGGTACAACAAACTGGTTGGATGGTGATGACATCAAGATTAGTCTAGCAGGAACATTTGCTGCTGATAGATTTATCGTTATTGGAAATGAATCCAAGAAACCTTGGGTGCCTGCTGAACCACATCCTTACTTTGATTATGAGAAAAAGGAATTTACTAGAGACGGTAGAACAGAATATCTAGAACAACAGAAGAAATGATTTTACCAGGCACTACAGTTAAAGTGATTGATGAAAATTCTATCTATAGGGGTTACGTTGGATGTGTTCAAAGAATACAGGGTCGTAAGGCTGCTGTTCTTTTAGATCAAGATGGAACTCCTTGGGATAAGATGATCACTTTTAAACTTTCTGATCTTATAGAAAAGACAGAAGGTTTTCAATACTACCCTAAAAAGAAATGAAAGTATTAGTCACAGGTCACAAAGGTTTCATTGGCAGTCATGTCTTTGATTTCTTAAGTGACATCTTTGATGTTGATGGTCTAGATAGACCAGATGATATAGGAGACTTTGCAGACGTTGGGTGTGCAGACTATGATCTCATAGTTCATCTTGCTGCCTATGCAGCACTCAGAGATAGTGTAGATAATCCTGATAAATTCTGGGAGAACAACGTTGAAAAATCTAAACCCATATTTGATTATTGCAGAAAGTATAATACTAGGTTGTTGTATGCAAGTTCTGCTTGTGCTTATGGTTGGTGTCAGAATCCCTATGCCATAACGAAGAAAGTAAATGAACTCATGGCTCCACCTAATAGTGTGGGTATGAGATTTTTTAATGTCTGGTCAGAGGAAGGTAGTAGAGATGATATGTTATATGAGATGTTGAAACAAGGAACTGCAAAGTATATCACAAGACATGAGAGAGATTGGGTTCATGTATTAGATGTTGTCAGAGCGATTGCAACTTTAATTCCTAGTTCATTTACAGGTACGATTGATGTTGGTACAGGACAGACTACATCTGTTATAGAACTGGCA